TCATTTCTTCTGATTACCTACGACCGGCACGACTTCTATTTTTCTGTCATATCTGGCAGTCTGCCCAATATTTTTATGACCCGAAATAGCCTGCTTCTCTTGTAAAGTTCCATCTAAATCAGATATACCTTTTGCTTTTAAATCATGAAAGGTAAAATTGAAATCCAATTCAGGGTATTTTTTAGCGGCTTCTTCTTTAGCTTTTAACCATCTACTATTAAAGCCATCTCTGGTATATAGTTTCCCGTTTGCTTGATGTAAAACGTATAAGCTATTAACACCTTCTTTTAACGGTAATTGTTTAGCTAATTTTATAGTTTTAGTTAATCTTTCAGACCAACCTTTTATCTGGCTTTTGCCTGTTTTTCCTTGTTTGATATAAATTCCTGCTTCCATGAGTTGATCTTTGCGTAATGCTAAAATATCTCCTTGCCGAGCACAGCAAAGATATGCTAGTTCCATGGCGATCTGAACAATCAACGGTGAAATAGAATATAATGCGTGATACTCTGTATCTGTAACATAACGATCACGGGCTATTTCTTTGTATTGTTTAACGCCTTTACACGGATTATTTTTTACTAATCCTCGTTCATATCCCCATCGAAATACTCTGGACATAAACGATTTTTCTCTGTTGGCCTGTGTTCTACTCTTTAATCCTCTTTTATCCATATATTTTCTAATATGTTCAGGTTTAATATTATCCGGATTCATTTTGCCAAAAACAGGAATAACTTTTTTGGAATATTTTTGATAGTCATTCTGTGTGTCTTTCGATAATTCGATAAAATCTGCTGAACATAGAAACTGATTAATCAGCGATTCATAATTAAAAATATGTTTTTCGTCATTAACGTATTGTTCATAGTGACTCCAAACAACAGATTTATCTGCATTTAGAGCACATAAACGAATTGTACGACCATTTGGATGTTTAAACTCGTATGCAGATCTCCCACGAAATACACGTGGGGGCATCCAATTATCAGCAGGATTTTTTCGTTTTCCAGACATAACTATATAGCTCCGAAATTTGGTTTCTCAGCAAAATTAATATCAAATTTTTTTGAAGAGGGGTTATTGAAATGCTCCCATGTCGTTTTGGGGCGACCATCAGGCCTCTTAATAAAAAATATTCCCGCTTCTTCCAAAACTTTGCATTGTTTGGATGGTTTTTGGTAACCTGTTAGTTCTTTCATCTGTTCATCTGTAATAAACATAGAATTATTATTCACGTTTATGTCCTCATTGAAAAACTCACAATGTAATTTTCCCTAGTGTTGGCTAGCCTTGTGCTGGTCTTTTTTAATAGCTAAACGTTCACCTTTCGGTATGGCTAATTTAAGTGGGATAAATTCAGGGGGGATAATAACTATTCGCGCTAACTATTTCTTCAATGTGTCGAGGAATACCCCCAAATAAACCATAAGAGCTGGCACTAGCATGATGCCAATAACCAGTAGCTCTTGTCCGCCTAATTGAATATTGCCTAATTCGCCACGTTTAAACCTGATTTGTGGGTCAATGACGGTATCGGCGTGCGCAATGTGACCAACTATCAGTTCGAAAGCAAATGCTGCACTGATAAACAATAATGTCGTGATTAATAGTTTGATGATGTTAAGTTTCATGGTTGAACCTTTTAAAATTGGCTTATTTCTTAACGCAAATCGCTTTGGCGTTGATATCCGTGAACGTTTCAAATTCCTGCTCAAACTGTTTAGCGGCGAATTGGCACATATTTTCAGTGTCAAATTCCTGAGTATGAACACTTGCAAAGTTACTCGATGCATAAGGGCTGGCGTACATGGCTAAAATTAAAATCCACATGGTGAGTTCTCCGTTGTTAATGAGAATAGTAATGCTAATGATAACTATTTGATATTAATATATAAATTTTTGTAAATTTAAGGTTAATTCTTTATTTCTCTTCTATGCTTATTGCAGATGATAATTTTTATTCCTTTCACGTTTTTTCGTGATTAAACTCATTTTCTCCTGGTTTAAGTCGTCGCCAACTTGTTTGAGTTGGCATTTTTTTTTATTTCCTTCTCATCGCTTCCAGTAATAAATCCTGTATTGCCCGTTTTGAATTACGGCGCGCCATCACCACTTCATCGAGGGTATCTTTAGCGACGATATGGTGGACAAAGACAGGACGATTATGTCCAGCTTGCGCTTGACGGGTGGGGCCGATACGCTCGATAATTTGCTGGTATTGCTCCAAGTCCCACCAGTGGGAGAAAAAGACCAGAATATTACCGCCGTCCTGTAAATTTAAGCCGTGTCCACAGCTTGCAGGGTGGGCAAAAAGCAGCGGGATTTTGCCATTATTCCAGTCGGTGAGGGTTTGTGGGTTAGCGTCTAACATTTTGCCTTTTGGAAATGCTTTTAACAGTCTTTCAAGGTCATGTTTCCAGTGGTAAGCAACCAGTACAGGCATTCCTCCGGCTTCATTGACAATACTTTCCAGCGCCTGGATTTTGGCATCGTGTATTTCTGTCCAGTTGTGATTGTCATCGCTATAAATAGCGCCTGCTGCAATTTGCAAACATTTTATTGTTTTGGCAGCAGTATTTAACGCTTCGATAGCGCTATCGCCCAACTCAAGAAACAGTTCTTTTTCCATCGCCTGATAGTGCGCTCGTGCTTTTACAGGTAACGTAATGTTGATAACGTTGTGTATCGGCTCTTCGATATCAAACCAGTCAGCGGCGTTAAGGGATAAGGTGACATCGCTAAGCGCTAACTGAATTTGTAGATTAGCAAATCCTAAAGGCTCAAATCTGCTCCACTGTTGCCCAGGAAACTGGATACGATTAAACCAGCGGGACGTAAACGCACTATGCGTTCTGCCTAGCCTTTCGCCCTGGTCAACAAACCACGCTTGCCCCCATAAGTCCATCAGGCCATTGGGTGAAGGCGTGCCTGTTAGGTTTACCCATCGATGAACCGATTTATGGGCGATTTTGGCAAGGGCTGCGGTGCGTTTACCCCCTTTGCGTAGCCGGAATGATTTTAACCGAGTGCTCTCATCGGCAATAATCGTACCAAAAGGCCAATTTTCTCCGAGGATGTCAACCAGCCAGACGAGATTGTCATAATTGATAGTAAATACGCTGGCATGGGTATTTTTGAGTGCTGCCATTCGTGATTTGGCAGTGCCAATGATGGGTTGCACTTCGATATTATGGAGGTGGTTCCATTTAAGCACTTCATCCGGCCAGGTGGATTGGGCTACCCGTAAAGGGGCTAATACCAATGTGGTTTTGGTTTCACTGCCTGCAAGATAGAGATTTTCTAACGCCGTCAGCGTTGCTGCTGTTTTACCCATTCCCATTCCCGCCCAGACATTTGAGCGTTTGATATCGAGTAGGTGATTGATAATGAGATTTTGGTAAGGGCGAGGGGTGAAGGTTTTAGCGATTGTCTTTTGTTCAGGCGACAATCTGGATAGTTTTGTCATGGGTATGTAATCCGTTCCAGTTCTTTTTCATAGGGAGTTTGTCAGCCAAATACTGGTCATAAAGTCGCTGTGCGCCTTTTCTAAGTAAAACAGGACGATAACTAATGAAGCTATTCGCACCATGAGGGCTTATTTCGTTTTGTTTTTCGGTTAAATATTTATCCCGAGCGGTAGCGGCAACACGCCAGCGTAAATTGTTGCCGGATTTACTTTCGTTATAGAGCCAGTTTTTCGCGGCAAGATAATGATTTATCTGTTGACTGTTTACCCCGTTAAGCATTTTGCTAAACTGGGTAGGGGTCATGCCTTCTTTGAAGAGATTTTTAAGACAATCGTTTTCTGTTGAGAGGCTTTTGTTTTCCAGTAATAACTGTTCTTTCTCTTCCTCGGCACGAACAACCATGAGAGCGAGTTCTTTTGCTGTTGGTAGCAATGTTTGAGGTTGTAAAACACGTCGTTCACATTCAATAAAATACTGCCTTGCCTGTTTTCCTTTTTCATTACGCTCAACCATGGATAGCTCTTTCGCCATGTCGAGGGAAATTGCGTATTCTATAGACGGCCTACCTTTTGCGGTTTTTTCCGCGAAAGTCACGAAGTCCTCATTCGCAAGGAATCCATACTTTTCAATGCGATCTTTTATCCAATCTTTAAAATGGTTTTTTACCCCTAAGAATGCATGTAGATCACGAGCATTAACCGTTTGGATTAATCCACCGTTAATGTTTTTTGTTTCGATGTTGATTAAATTTGACATAAGGATATTCCTCAATAATGAAATTGATGAAAGATTGCCCCTATAAAAAGGGGCGTTAAGATTAATTAGTGACGTTCTAAGAAATGGGTCAATTCACCTTCGTACCACTGATCGGTGCGAGCGGTGATTATCCCGATTTGTTGATGGTGGAATTGTTCAAAAAGCTGCTTTATTTCCGCTAAAACAGTATCGATATTTTCACGCTTACGTAAAAGTCGTTTGATAACTTGCTTTTCAGCCTCATTGATAATTTGGCGTAGTGACTCGGTAATATAGTAAATGCGTCTGCATTCGTCAGCCATTAACGGTATATGCTCCACCTGAAAACGCTCCGGTGATGGTGTGCCAGTTACTTCGCGTAACGCTAGCCACACCGCATTACTCCATGAACGCTCAAATCGAAAGCCATTTGTCATACACCAAACTAAATGCGTCAGATTACGGGTGTCTGAATGGCTAAAACGTTCTGCGGCTTTTGGTTGATATTTTGAGGTAAAGTTACTGGTCTGATTAACTGTTTGTTTATCGAGAATATCCAGCACCCATTTTCTGAATTCTTTTGCTACTGGCGTATTAGCGAACATGGCGATCAGATGTGCGCCTCTTAGGGAGAAAATTCGTACCGTTTTTTCACGTAAGCTATTGTTTATTCCATTGAACGTCAAATTGACGGTCATTGACATGCCAGGTGTAAATTCGTCTTTATTGCGATCATAAATTCTTGTAACAGAGTCGATGCGTGAGTATTCCAATGCTTTAGAAAGCACGCTAGATGTAAACCAGATCTGCCCATTACGAGAGATGGTTTCAAGAATAGTGTTACGGAAAATTAAAGTATTCATAGTAATGATTACCTTGTTAGTTAAGAGGATAATCACCACCTTTGAGGTCAATCTTGGGTGGCGAACTGGACGAGGTTGACCTTACCGGCTAACAAGGACCCGGCGAGCCTTACGGCTCCCCCATCCAGCCCACCATTGATTCTTGATATGGCAGACTGACGCATAAAAAAACACGCTATCGGCGTGCTATGCGCCTTGTTAGTTACAACGAGAGGTCAATCCCGACATCTGATTTTGCAGATGCAAATAAACTATAGCGCATGATTTCTTCTTTCGTCAATAAGTTAATTTTTAACTGATAGCGGGTAAAATGCTGCTTAGATCCTGACTGTCCAGTACGATGACCTGATGGCCCAGGGCAAAAAGCCTTGCGTGTTCGCGCAATTGATAGGGGGTAGGTTTTTCGCCCGGTGCTTTGCACTCCACAAAAATAATCTTGCCATTGGGCAGGGCGACTAATCGGTCAGGCACGCCTCGTCGTCCGGGGGAAAGAAACTTATAGGCAATGCCGCCGATTTTTTGCACTTCACGCACCAAATGTTTTTCGATACTCTCTTCCCTGATTAACCGCATGAATACATCCTTTTAATATTTTCCCGTTTTATTTGCATTAAGCAAAAATCGGCGCGGTTCTCACTCCAGATACGGTTATTGCGATTGCGTGCCAATCGGTTTGCCTGTGCCCATGCGCGTGCGGCTTCATGGTATTGCCCTGACTGCTCAAGGTGTACCGCGTCCTGTGCAGCCTTAAAATAAAGGGGGCTGTCGTTTTTTCTAAAGGCCATGATGACTCCAAAAAATAAACTTCTTCCTAGTCGGCGGAAAGGGTATCGCTCTTAGGTGGCGAATAGTGGGGTAAATGTGTTTTAAGTATTTTTTCAATAACCGAGGTTGCTGAGGGGTTACCTTGTAGTTGAATGGTATTATTGCGGTACAGGTTAATATACACCCCACAGGCTAATTCATAGCATATAAAATTCCCTTTCATTTTTGGCATAATTTTGCCTAATCCGCATTTTTCTAGAAAACTGGAAAACGTAGCTATCTGGTAAGGGTATTTTTTCAGCGGTAATATATTTAGTTGGTCTTGCATAGTGGATAAACCTTATTGTTTCCCTGTTAATCGTGACGAATACTTTTTTATTCTTTTCGATAGCGATAAGTCTCAAACCCCGCTGCACTAAGCGGTAAATCAAAAGCCCAGTCAGGCCTGGCACTTAACAGTGCGCTTAACCCCTCAGCGGAAAATTGTGGGGTATCGGGCGCTTCGCTGATAATCTCATCGTGGACGGTTAGGACAATCTCATAACCCGCCTTTTCAATAGGCGGCATGTTATAGGCTAATACATCGCGTGCAGCGGCCTGACAGATATTTTCTGTAATTTTCCCCCCGTAGGTTTTTAGCCTTTCCCATTTACGGCTGTAGGGGTTAGTCCCCGTGTAGGTAATTTGTCCATTCTCTATTCGCGCAGAAGGGTAGCAAAGACTACGACCTGATGGTAAACAAATCCTGAGCCAGCCTTTATCGCGACGAACGCTAAGTTTACGGCACTTAAACACTATCCCTGGTGACTGAATGGCCTGTTTTACTGCCTTTTCAATATCGTACCAGAATGATACGGTTTGTGGATGGGCATTGCGCCACATGCGCTTAAGGGAATCGCAGGTAACAAAGACTTTTTCGCTGAGGCCATAAGTTTTATCTGTTTCAACAGATTTTTGATACCAGCTTATTGCCTCTCGCTTAACGTTATGCGGTATATTAGGTAATGCGGCTTCCGCCAGTTCATCTAAATTCAGACCGTAGGCAAGGGCGAATGTCAGAAATGCCGCAACCCCACCGCCATAGCCTAAGCCGAGTTCCATCACCTTACCGATTTGTCGTTGAGCTTTAGTGACGTTTTTAGGTAATAGATTAAACGCGCGCGCATAGGCGAGTTTATAGAGGTCATCACCTTTACCGTTATCGAACTCGCTAAAAGCCTTGACTTTCCAGTTTTCGCCCGCCAGCCATGCCAACATGCGACCTTCAATATTGGATAAATCGGAGATAACCAGTTTTTTACCCGGTGGGGCAATAATACATCCTCTAAGCGCAGAACTGGTCAGTTGCATAATGTCATCACAAATCAGCTCGGCGCAACCCGCTTTTAACGCTTCAACCCCCTCATCAATGGTTTTTTGGTCAAGCGTGGGTCTGGGGAGATTATCCGGTTGAAAAATCCGCCCCGCCCATCGTCCAGTACGTGAAGCGCCACAAAACTGTTTGGTTCCTCGAAGTCGTCCATCTGTACTCACCGATTTCAACAGCGCTTTATATTTACTGGTGCTGGTTGTGCACGATTGCAGACGGACTGACAGCAGTTCACGTAAAGCCCGTGGAATATCAGGGTCATTAACGCGTCGCTGTAGCGTGCTGGCTTGCATATCCGGTAATGTGATGCCAAATGACGCGGTGATATGCTGTAGCAGAGCATCGCGTTGGGTCGCAGCCTGTACAGCGTTACCTGTTAATTGCTGTGTGACGGTTGATAACCGTTTCTGCTCGCTTTCAACCGCGGTCAAAGCGCTTTTCGCCAGTTCAACATCCATACACATCCCCCGGAGATTAATTCTTTGGTCTAACTGCCATAACGTTGTTTCATTAAAATTCATATTCCAACGCGGTAAATGTTGATAAATCTCGCGCATTGCTAAAATATCTGAACCTGCGTAGGTTTTAAAACGCAGCCATTCTTCGAAATGTGTTAACGCCGTGGCGCGTTGTATTTTGCTGTTTTTAGGGCGTGGTTTGCAAAATAACTGTATGAGCGCTTTACCTTCTTTATCTTTGGTTTTATCGCTGTTGACGTTGAAGATATCGCAAAGCGAACCAAGCGCACCGGGTAAGCCATGTGCCAGTGCTTGTACCAGGGTGTCGTGAACGCGAGATAAGGGTAAGTCAATATTTAACGCGTGTTTTAAAATTACCGTATCAAACATCCCGCCGTTATGCCAGACGGTTAAAATTTCAGGGTCATCGAGGTAGGCTTTTAAATCCTTTGGCATCGTTTTATCTTGCGTCACATCCCAAACCTTTACGGGTTCATGATTGTACGCATACGCAAAAAGTAATATTTCTGCATTTTCAGCATAGCGATGTGTGCCACAATTAATCGGAATATCGCTGTAGGTTTCTAAATCGCAAAACAGTAAATTTTGCATGTAAAAATGCCTCAATAATGAAATTGATGGATGATTACCCTTTATGAAGTGTGTCAGTTCACCTTCGTACCCGTGGTTGTCAGTACACGAGATTATTTAATAAAAAAGCGGTATTTATTTTTCTTTTTTTTATTAAGAAACTAAGCTTAAAAATAAAATTGTAACAAGGATATTTATGAAAACTCGCGATGTACTAACAAGTCATTTGATTTCGTTTATGGAGAAACAGGAAGATATTTGGGATATTAAAGATAAAGATTCCCGCATTATCTATGCCAATAAAGCAGTCTTTAGCACTTCTTGTTTACCGATGAACTTCAGTATTGAAGGAAAAAAAAATTGCTGAGTGTCCTATATCATGGTGTGAATATGCGGACACAGTTCATGCACATGAACAAATTGTTATTCAATCTGATAAGCCAATATTTATTATTAACACACACTTCACAGCGAAAAAGCAAGTGGTGCAATCTTTTATTATTGAAAAAAGACCCTATTACAATCAGAATAAAATTGCAGGTACTATTTGTCATGGAAGAAAAATACCATCGAGATTACTATCAGAACATTTCTTTAAGAACCCAGCGACACCTTCTTTTTTAACAAATCACCCACCGAATAATTTATTTACGACTAAAGAACTGAATGTACTCTTTTTCGCGATGAAGCTATTCACTAACCAAGAAATCGCATTGCGATTAGGTACCTATTGTTGTGTTGTAGAGCAAATAATACAACAGATATATAGAAAGATTGACATTTACTCACGAAAGCAACTAAGAGATTATGGTATAGCTGAAGGGTTTGATAATTACTTCCCACCGTATTTATTAAAAGGACTGTTATAAAAAAAAATATTGCGGGATGTTAGATTAATTATAGAGCTGTGGACTCTTAATCCATCGGTCGTAGGTTCGAGTCCTGCATAGCCCATCAACTCAACGATGGCTTTTTGCCAATCGTTTATTCTCTTTTCTCAGGTACTGGTTTTCTTCTGCCAGTAGTTGGATCATATTGATTAATGTTCTGGTTTCCTCATCAGCGTAAACGGGTTGTTCCAGGTTAAGCAGATAATGGTGGTTGTTACTGGGATTAGTAAGTGCAATGGTTTCACTCATATTATCTAATTTCATGTTTAACTCTCCTCAAGGAATATAGCGCGATGCCTGATTATTTCACCACCTCAGGCGGCGGTAGTTTCCCTGGTGTTAACTTGCCAATAATGCTTCTTCCTCAGCCATGCTCAGGTCGTCAAACTCGTCAACAGAAGCTACGCTTCCACCGCTAAACGCATCACCATCGCGGAAAAACTGAACGCCTCTTAATGATGCTGAAACGCCTTTACCGTTATTATCATAGGCGTAAAACTCAATGGTGGCGTTAACGTAGCAGCCTGAGTAGGGGCGTCCGTCCTGTGCAGTTAATGGTGAGGTATTACGGTCAATGACTAATGGGCGGGATTTATTACTGGCGCTGATATACAGGTTTCCGGCGTAGCCGTCGTATTCTTTATTGTCGCCATCGCGTAAGCAAAAATGGTTAGGATTATTGCAGATGTTATTATAGATTTTTTCGATATCCTTGGCGCCCCATTTCTCGCCAATCACACGTTTGATACCGGTTTTAATTTCCTCAATCAGGTGAGTACGATTTTTGGCGATTAGGAAAGTGGCACGGTATTTAAATTCACTCTGACCACTAAACTGAGAGGGTTCAAACAAATCAGGAAAAGCCAGACGTACGTTGTTTAATTTGATTTTCATAGTGTTACCTTTTAATTAAATGGATTTATCAGCGAGTGACGCTTCGGTCACATCGTCGAAGTCGTTTAAGGGGTTAGTAATAATGGCAGGTCTTGGGTCTGATTCTGGTGCGATGACGGGTTTACCGTCTGCTCGCTCAATAAGTGCTTCCAGTTTTGCCCAGCGACTCGGCTTGTCTTTTTTAAGCAATTTTTCAGCCTGTGGTGGACTGATAATTTTCTTGTGGTAGATTTGCTCCTGTTTAAGTTTGGCATTTTTTAACAGTGCTTCGGCTTCACGCTCATCACCCCAGGTGCGATTACCCTGTTTGCCAGTCACCAGTTTAAAGCCCGGTACCGATTGCCCGTTGTGTAATGTTTCGGCGACCCGATTTCGCAGGGCTTTACAAAAGCTCTCTATCAAATCAACATGCTGGTAGAGTTTTGCCATTTGTGCAGGGGTTAGCAGCGTAATGCGTTTGATAGCATCACTTAGTTGGGGGTTCAAAGGCCGAGTTAAATCGACAAAATCGCCTCTGACTTCATTATGGATAAATTGCGCCTGAGCAAAACACAATCCGCCTTTTGCTTTGCAGAACTGGCATTGCTTGATACCCGGTGAAAAGGCACTATCCGGTAGCGCATCAAGCCCGTTGCGCTCGGCGAGGGTTGCCATCTCCATGGCTTTTTGCGCCCGCAATCGGGCTAGGTCACCAAAGTCTTTTAAGTCCTCAACCGATAGCGCCCATTCAGACAGATGGTTAAGGCGGGGTTGATGGATGAAAAGCCGTACGGTTTTGAAATCATAAACAAGGTCAAACTGCTGTAACGCCCCTAGCGCGTAGAGCATGAGCTGCTCATTGTTCGGGGCATATACTTTAACGCCTTTACCGTATTTTAGGTCATGGATTTGTAGCTCATCCTCGCTGATAATAATCGCATCGGCGGTACCAAACGAATGCTCTACGTCAATGACGGCTGAAAAGTCAACGCGCTCCTCAACCTGTAAGATTTTCCCGTCCGCCAGGTGCCAGACAGTATCAACATAGGTCTGGACGTGTTCAATCATCTCTTCACCCACTTGTGGTGAGTTGGCTTTTAGCAACGGATATGTACCGATATAATCTTTTGCATCAAAGCCATATGTTCGCTTACACCCGTCACTATAGGGGTTTTGACGCATTTTTAAGACACTTTCTGCTAAAGCATGCGCCGCGCTGCCTTCTTCCGCAAATGGAGATGTTTTATCGGGTAAGGTGGCTTCTACTGCGAGACTGGCGCTACATCTCATCCATCTATGCGCTGAGGAGGGGGAAAGTTTTGCATGTTCAGCCATCACTACCCTCTGCGTTATCATCGGCTAAAACGCGTTGGGCTTTCTTGATAAACTGAACCAGATTGTCATCAGGAATATCACCTAGCCTTTTAGCGTTGAATTCATGGAGTATTTTAACGACTTCATTCCGATAGCCTTTTTTTGCCAATTCAGTGATCAGTTTTGAAGACTTAGTTCGTGGGTCTTCAGCTTCTACCAATTTCACTTCCGCCGGTGTAGGCAATTCACGCACTAATGACAAGGCAAATTCGCGACGATCGGTAATGCCAAAGAGATTATCCCAATTAGCCAACGTTTTTAGGCATATCGTAAATATTTTGGCTTTGGGAAGAAATGTCACTTTAGGTAACCCATTCAAGGCACAATACAGCGCATCAATTTGCCCAGTGACGCTATCAGCTTTCTCGGATGCAAGCGTTGCGGTGGCTTTAGCGACTTGCGTACTGTCAGGTTTAAGCGCTTTGTCACCAAACAAGACGGATAGGGCGACGACGTGACGCAAATCAAGCGATTCAATATCAACCGGTTCGGGCTTAGGTTCAGGTTCAGGCGCTACTTTAGGGGTTTCAACAATCGGTTTAACGGCTTTAGCAGGTTTCGCTTCTGCCTTAGGGGCTTGAACCTTTTTCTCGGCGACAACGGTGGCTGGTTTGTCTTCAGCGCTAGCGGGCACTTCGATAGTAATTTTAGGCTCAATCACTTCTTGAGGCTCAACCATAGCTGATGGCACGACAGGTTGAGGCTTAACGTCCGGTGTGAAGGGTTTTGGTTTGTTCGCCCTTGTCGGTTCATTTGGGTCACTCGGGTCATGTTCAGTATGTGCGACCAACTGACTAATTAACATTTTATGGGCTTCGGCCAGTTGATTGTGCGCCATGATCATTTGCGTGTGGTTTTCTGCCAGTCTTGCCAGCAGGGGAGTATTTGTGGTAAGCATTATGCGTTGACCTTAACGGTATATAGTGACAGGGAACTGGTGATTGCCATTGCGCTTTAGCGCTTCTAATTTTTGTAAATAGCGTAAACGCCGGACGTTGTTGTTCATCGGAAATCGCTCCGATGACAGGATTTTTGCTTTTTGCATGGTGGTTTTTCCGATGGAATGGGTTAGATGTCAACGATCACCGAAAACTGATCCACTTTTTATCTAAATCCGATCAATCAAAATTGATCCACTGTTTTACTCAGTTATTGCTCCTGAGCGCCGCTTATCTTTCAATCGGTAGCTTTCACCGCTTAATTGCAGTACATGCGAATGATGAAGTAAACGATCAAGCATAGCGGCAGTTAATGTTGCGTCATCAGCAAAAGCACTTGGCCATTGCCCAAATGATAGGTTACTCGTCAATATGACACTGCCATGCTCATAACGCTTGGCAATCACATTGAAAAACAGGTTTGCTTCTTCTCGCCCAAACGGCAGGTATCCAATCTCATCGATAATCAACAACTTCGGGGCCATCACCGAACGTGATAGATATTGTTTGAGCTTATTTTGTCGTTTGGCAGTTGAGAGTTGCAACATCAGTTCAGCTGCCGTGGTAAAGCGGGTTTTCTTCTTGGCCTGTACTGCTTTTAATCCTAACCCAATAGCTAAATGCGTTTTGCCTACACCGCTTGGGCCAAGCAACACGACATTTTCATTACGTTCAATAAACGTTAATGCGCTTAATTCCTGTATGTGTTGTTTGGGGATCCCCGTTGCAAACTTAAAATCGAACGTATTAAGTTCTTTATGTGCTGGGAATCCTGCCATCCGACTCAAAAGATTACGAGTTCGTTCATCTCGTTGTTGTTGCTCACATTTTAACAGGGACAGTAAAAAACTCTCCGTAGCTTTTGTCTTGGGCAATGCATTTTTCGGCAAGTGATGACCAATGAGTCGGAATAGAATTTAATTTCAATGACTCACACAGGTGTTCAATTTGTTCATGCAATAACATGTTCACCTCCCAGTAATGCTTCGTATACGCTGATTGAGTGTTGCAAACTGACAGATTCAAGGGGCGGTACGATAGGGATATTAAGCGTATTAGTCTGTGGGATAGATTGGCAAACCCTTGCTGGTAAGGGTAGAAGAGACTTAACTTCCTTAGCTAATCTATCTGCTGGCTTCTCTAACGTTGTTCCATGAATTCGCTGATGGGCAACGCGTTGTAACCATGGACCCACTTTTGCATTAGCTATTTCAATATCCAGTTCAAGATTATGAGCACGAAGGTCGGTGTTTAATGGCACGATAAAGCTGTTTTTTAAATAGTGGTTAAAGCGCTCTACTTTCCCTTTCGTTTTTGTGTAATGGTCAACAAATTCTGTAGAAGATCTAAGCGGCATTTTTTAGTTCATGATATTTTTGATGTGGCGTTAAATAACCAATCGTTGAATGGCGTCGATAATAATTGTAAAACTGAATATAATTTTCAACTTCACAGACAACAGATTGATGATTCATAAACGATAAACGGTTAAGTCTTTCTGTCTTTAAACTCCTAAAAAATCTTTCCATCACGGCATTATCGAGGCAATTACCTCGCCGACTCATGCTTTGAGTTATTTTCCGTTCAAAGAGGTGCGCCCTAAACTCCTCCGATGAATATTGGCAACCTTGATCTGAATGGAACATCAAACTTGTCGTATCCGGTAATTGCCGTTCAATTGCGTTATCTAAGGCTTCTTTCACTAATTTCGAATCCGGTTTTGTTGATAAGGCATAACCAATAATTTCTTTGGTGGCTAAATCCAACACACAGGCTAAATAGCTCCACCCATAGTGATGTCTAATATACGTGATATCCCCGACATAATAGTGATTATGCTGTTCAGGGGAAAATTGTCGTTTAAGCAAATTAGGGGCATATCGATGTTCGTTACCCAATGAGTGATAGTAGTGCTTTTTCGTTGGTCTAATTGCAACTAATTGATTTAATTTCATGATGTTCGATATTTTATAAGTGCCAATTTGGTGCCCTAAACCCTTTAACTCGGCTTGAATACGTCTTTTTGCCATAAATTTGACCCGATGTATAAAAAATACGTTTGATTTCGCCACACAGTCTTTCATTTTCAACTGTCGGTATTTTCGTTTCATAATAAAAACTACTGCTGCTTACTTCAAAAAGATGGCATAACTCAGTGACCGTAAAATTGGGGTACATGATTTTCAGTTGCTTCACGATTTTGAGTTTTGATTGTCGAGGATGAAGTAAGCCGCGGCTTTTTTTAATATGTCATTATCCCCTCTGAGCACGCTTAAGTTGAACTTCTAATTCTTGTATGCGCTGTTGCTCGGGTGTTAACGCTTTTGATTTTACAGGCGTATTCCCATTTAACTCGGCAAGATATTGTTGCTTCCATCGTGATACGGCAGATTTACCCGCACCGGATATTTTTTCAACTTGGATATTGCTATATCCACCTTCAACCATGAGTTTTGCATATTCCAGTTTTTGCTTTCCGCTAAAGGTTACTTTTACTTTTCGGGTCATATTTATACCTATAAGATTTTGCTTAATTATAAGCTATAAATCTCTACAGTTTTATTAGACCACTACATTGCCCTGTAGGGCTTGCAAGCCTTCAATTTAAACCCGTAATCTTTCGACATTTGAAGCATTTCGACATGTAATTTATGCTCACCTTCTGCATAAGCATCCCGTTCGATGATGAGGGATTTTGCGTTATCACACAATACTTCCTGTGGTACACCACCAAAGTAGTCGAAAGCTTCTCTTAAACCTTGCTGCCACGATTCTGCTCGTTCATTATCAAAGAACTTTACATAACTCGCACGCGAATAGCCTAGCGTTGCAACAAACGCTTTCAGCGATTTTTTACCTCGCCGGATGCTGGTGAAGTCGATTTGCATTTGTTGACCTGGCTGTGTTTCAAAACGGACGACTACTTCGGGAACAATGCTTGGTTTAAATTGACAAACAAATCGGCGTAATTGAGCAATACCACCTTGATAGCCGTTTTCAACTACCTCATCAAATAAGACTGTTGCAGGGATCCAATCAGGTTTAGCCAGTTCAATTCGCTGAAGCAAATAAGGTTTAAAGGGGGATAATTTAGTCGGTTGTTGACTTCTTTTAGCATAAGTTGGCATTGTCTGTTGTTGTAAATGATGTTTTACGGTGTTACGGGATATACCCAACTCACTGGCAATTTTTCGAAGGCTTTGTCCTTGTGCAAAGCGAACATGAATATCCACAAATATCTCCTTGGTTAACATAAATTATCCGTACAAAAATGTGCGAATAATACCAAGTGGATCAGTTTTAGATGATCGTTAGTGGATCAGTTTTGCATGATCGGTGACAAGATAAGGTATGCCTGATTATTTAGCCACTTCAGGCCGCAGTGGTTTCTCTTGTACCCCTACAGAGAGAAATAAGCTAAAATTCTCTCACCCCTTACAGAGTGAGAGAATTAAGCCTATGAACAACACTTGGTGGCAGGAATTTGTTCGTTTCTTCCTGCAAGGAATAACCCTAAATCGGCTGATTTATATGCTTATTATTTTTGTGTTGTTAATATTCATCACGCCCGCATCAATAAAAGACTGGATTAATTCCAGTAGTCCAGAGATTTTTTCATCTTACTGGCTTTATTTTGTTTTCTTTCTTGTGAGTTATGTTATTGCACAATTAATTAGTTTTCTGACAGTGTTTACTAAACGAAGGTTCAGGAATTTGATTGAATGTCCAAACAGGGCTGCAATATTAAATACATTAACACATGATGAAATTGATTTACTTAAGCATATTGTTAGGTCTGGCGAGATTGTTGAATTGCCAACGCAAAACGAAACTGTCAAAGGGTTAATAAGAAAAGGCATAATCGCTTATTATGATTATCCTGATGCTCCGATGGTTTTTACTGGGGATGAGAAACAGCTTTTCAAACTAACTAACTATTACAAAAATATTTTAAAGTTTGTAGATATTTAAGTTATTTTATTGAGGGAAAAGTCCGCCATTCAATCTCCTGAAGCCGATGAGCACTAACTAAAAACACAGTGCTAACCGATTCTCTATCAAAAAACCTAATTGATAGGTGCTTATTTTTAGCAACCATTATCGGTTACTCCAAAATATTAATAGGTTGTTGTAATGCGCTAAGGCGGTTTTTTGCGTAGCCAGCCAATCCTCAAGTTCTTCACTGCTTAAATTCGGGTTGAAAAAATAAGGTTTTTTATTCATGAATTTATATCCTCGGCTTAACTGTCATCACCGTCTGTAAGTGGCTTCTCAGAAATACCTAACCCCTGAAAATCTTCCGGATTAAGCCCGGAACTACGTAAATGGAATAACATTGAACAAAGCTGCGACTGGTATTGATTGGCGCTTGAAAATAAACTGGACATTGGGCTTTGGCGAAGTGATCTTGGAAGGCGCTCATTAACCCCCCCCCTAAACGCATAATTTGTTGTTCAAAATGTTCTGCACATCCTGAAATATAAAATAGTCGCTCTTTTAAGTCAGAAAGGGTGGCTAATTCTGTTTTCAGCCACTCAATTAACGCTTCAAGACTTAAGCTAGCTGTGTAAATAAAGGGTTCATTACCATAGTCCTGTGTTTGATCCTCTTCACTTTTCAGCTTGAAGTCATCATCATCATAATGATTCTTTGAACGGGTTGATTGCATTTTCTTAACCTCAGATGGTAGAGATAGATTACTGTCGTCACTCACCATAGACCACTTCGCAAAATGACCTATAATTAGTGTTTTTGCGTTTGTACAGTCTGGTATGGCTGCCTGTCCCTTGACATTGCTGTCTTGCAAAGAGCGGATCGCACTCAATGCAACGTGCATCGCTACACTCATACAGACATAACGCGCTGTACATTCCGACTTTCTAAATTGTTAAAGAGCGTATTGGTAGTTATTTATATTTAACTGAATTTTTATTTCCATATAATTTATAATTGAATTTCTCCATCATGTCAATTCATATTTGAATTATTAAGGCTAAAAAATTATGATTTGATGGATTAATACAAAAAAAACTCTATAAACAATCATATAGAGAAGGTTTAGCGATTCCTCCAACATAAAGTATTTTTTCTATTCTATTTATATCAAAATGGAGAGGGGGGTGATTTTCGTTTATTGAGATCACAACGATTACCCCATCTCTTTCATAAAGGAAAGTTTTAACCATAGCTTCTCCCTCAGATGTTGTAATGAAAACTTCATCTCCGGGCAAATAAGTATGGTTAGGTTCAATAACTACATATTCTCCGTTTTTTATCCTTGGTTTCATTGAATCTCCTATACATTTTAGAGCAAACGCATCAGGATCCTTTGTTGGCCAATTTATATATCCGTCACCATAACCTATAGGATATTCCAGTTCTTCCCAATAACCTTCACTACCTAATTGTGCGTTGCCTAAAACTGGGATTGCTTTAAATTGAAATATTTCTTCGGCCTTTAGTACATTGCTTGATAATTTACTACTTCCTATATCTTTTTCGACTAGTTCGCTAACTGGGATATTAAAATAAGATGCTACCTGTTTTAATAATGCATATTTAGGCTCTTTAATTTCTCCAGAAATTAATCTATGCATCGTTGGCTGTGGTATTCTTGTTCTACGAGCTAATTCTGTGACATTTTCTATATCCCTCTCTTTCATTAGCACTTGTATATTTCTTATCAGTCTGTCAGTTGTGGTTATCATAATTTCCCCGCTATTCATAGATGAATATTTATATATGAATATTTTAATATGGATTTCAACTTAATATTGAATTAATATAAATTCATAGATGAATTTAATGATGTGAGGAAATGTGAAAAATGGCACCCAAAAATATGATTGAATACTTAATTAATTCAGGTTTAACTCAAATACAAATTCAACAAAAAACAGGTATTAGTCAGCCATCAATCAGTAGGCTTTTATCTGGTAAAAATTCTGATCCTCGTATTTCTGTTTTGAAAGCTATAGAAAGTTTATATATTGAAGCGAAAAACTCTAAAGATAAACAGGTAGTTGCTTCAAACACTAAGGCCAAATAACCCATGCAAATAAATTATTCTGTCGGGCGTAGTGTTACTGATCAGCGCCCGAGTCCTGCTGTTGCTGGCTCGTATGACGAGCGTGATCACCTAAAAACATGGGGTGCGTTACCTGATGAATGGGTGCACTTCGATTTAGTCCTTGGTTATACCGATAGGTTATTACCTGTGGTCTGTAATGCTGAGGCTACGATTTCGCCTTCCAGTAAAATGAAAGCACTAGGTAAAACGCCCTCAATCTATAATTCTCAGCGACAGGTTATTGGTATAACCGAATGGACTAGCAAATCTTCCACAGGGGATGTAGTGGTCTAATAAAACTGTAGAGATTTATAGCTTATAATTAAGCCAAATCTTATAGGTATAAATATGACCCGAAAAGTAAAAGTAACCTTTAGCGGAAAGCAAAAACTGGAATATGCAAAACTCATGGTTGAAGGTGGATATAGCAATATCCAAGTTGAAAAAATATCCGGTGCGGGTAAATCTGCCGTATCACGATGGAAGCAACAATATCTTGCCGAGTTAAATGGGAATACGCCTGTAAAATCAAAAGCGTTAACACCCGAGCAACAGCGCATACAAGAATTAGAAGTTCAACTTAAGCGTGCTCAGAGGGATAATGACATATTAAAAAAAGCCGCGGCTTACTTCATCCTCGACAATCAAAACTCAAAATCGTGAAGCAACTGAAAATCATGTACCCCAATTTTACGGTCACTGAGTTATGCCATCTTTTTGAAGTAAGCAGCAGTAGTTTTTATTATGAAACGAAAATACCGACAGTTGAAAATGAAAGACTGTGTGGCGAAATCAAACGTATTTTTTATACATCGGGTCAAATTTATGGCAAAAGACGTATTCAAGCCGAGTTAAAGGGTTTAGGGCACCAAATTGGCACTTATAAAATATCGAACATCATGAAATTAAATCAATTAGTTGCAATTAGACCAACGAAAAAGCACTACTATCACTCATCGGGTAACGAACATCGATATGCCCCTAATTTGCTTAAACGACAATTTTCCCCTGAACAGCATAATCACTATTATGTCGGGGATATCACGTATATTAGACATCACTATGGGTGGAGCTATTTAGCCTGTGTGTTGGATTTAGCCACCAAAGAAATTATTGGTTATGCCTTATCAACAAAACCGGATTCGAAATTAGTGAAAGAAGCCTTAGATAACGCAATTGAACGGCAATTACCGGATACGACAAGTTTGATGTTCCATTCAGATCAAGGTTGCCAATATTCATCGGAGGAGTTTAGGGCGCACCTCTTTGAACGGAAAATAACTCAAAGCATGAGTCGGCGAGGTAATTGCCTCGATAATGCCGTGATGGAAAGATTTTTTAGGAGTTTAAAGACAGAAAGACTTAACCGTTTATCGTTTATGAATCATCAATCTGTTGTCTGTGAAGTTGAAAATTATATTCAGTTTTACAATTATTATCGACGCCATTCAACGATTGGTTATTTAACGCCACATCAAAAATATCATGAACTAAAAAATGCCGCTTAGATCTTCTACAGAATTTGTTGACCATTACAGGCAATCCGTGGTCGCTAATTTTACACGAGCAGCGGTAAGCGCAACCGATTTAGTGAAAGCTTCTTTGAATAAAGAGTATGTAGCAATTAGTACCTTTGAACAATTCGTGCATAATTTTACCAATACTCATTCTTTATCAAACAGCAAAATAGCTAAAATAGAGTCAGCGCAATTTGCCGATAGTTTAGTGATAGGCGTTAAATTAGCAACCGGCTAA